AGAAGACACCACACAAGATCCGACCCGACAAGCCGTATACGATCAAGTGGTCCGAGGTAGCCACGAACGACATGACTCAGGTCGTGCGCTGGTGGCAGTACAGTCCAGAGGCCAACATAGGGATCGCGGCAAAGCCCTCCGGCTTGCTCGTAGTTGATTGCGACATGCCCAAGCGGGACTACCAACTACGGGACACCCCCTGGGGTTACATCCATGACCAGCTCGGACCTCTCGTCGATGGAACTGACGTTCTGCGTGAGATGTGCAGGCGTTTTGATGATGACTACGACAGGTTCTCGCAGACGTATCGTGTCTGTACGGCGAGCATGGGCCTGCACCTGTACTTCCGATGGCCTGATGGAGTGCAGGCTAGTCAGGCTTCCCCGGTACCTGGCCTTGTCGACATTCGCTGCAACGGGGGTCAGCGCGGAGGCTATGTCCTCGGTCCGGGGTCAGCGACCGTGAAGGGTAGCTACGTGGAGGAGAACCAGCTCCCCATCGCAGACGCCCCGCCCTGGCTGGTGGAGCTGTGCCGGGAGAAGCCCAGGCCGAAGGTCGAGAAGCCGCTGTTCTCTCAGCCGGGGCACGCCAGTTACTCCGGCCTGGTCGAGTCCGTCCGCACCGCGCAGGAGGGGAATCGGAACAACTGCCTGCTGTGGGCGGCCCGTTCCATGTGCGAGGACGGCGCGACCGAGGAAGAGTGCATCGACCTGCTGGTCCCGGCCGCGATGGAGTGCGGCCTCGACGGTGGCGAGCGACAGGCTATATCAACGATCCGGTCCGCGTACCGGCTGCAAGGAGCGAAGCTGTGAAGAAGTGGATCTACCGCATCGGCGTGGACGCCCTGCTCGTAGCGCTGTGCCTCTACGGGGTGACCGAGGCGCTGGTGAAGCCGGGCGTCTCGGACTGGTGGCTGCTGTTCTGGCTGCCGCTGCTCGCCCTCAACACCTGGGCGATGGAGCACAACGTCAGCGAGATGCGGGAGGAGCGTCGCGCCGAGGAGATCCTCAAGGCGAAGTACGCCGCGCCGACCGACAAGGAGCAGCTCATCGCCGACGCCGCCCGGCTCGGCGTGGAGCCGGTCGAGACGCCGGACGAGACGTGGTCCGAGCGTCACCAGAAGGACTGCGCCATCTGTCGCAAGTTCCTCAAGGGCGGTGACGCGTGAAGCGCCCGCTGAGGTTCAACATCTACATGCTGCCCTGCGCCAAGTGTGGCGGGCGGCACGCCATTTGGTGGAAGACGACACCGCCGCCGTCGTGCGAGGAACGGCAGGCTCGGAATGCCGCCCCGAAGTAAGAAGAAGACCAAGGCCGAGGAAGCGGCTGAAGCCAACGCCGCGTTGAAGGCTCACATCCGGGAGACGCTGAAGGACTGGGCTCCCGGCAAGTGGGCGGACGACGTCGGCTACGGCCCCGCCTGTCACTGCGGGGTCGCCGGAGCGAAGGAGCCCTGTACCCGTCATGGCGAAGTTCAGCAGTCACGTCCCCGGCAGGCGGATGGTGACGCTGCCGCTGCCGGGTGACGCTGACGCCGTCCTGGCCGTGGAGCTACAGCGAGCGATCCGACGCGACAACCAGCTCAACTGGCGAGAACACCAGGCGCAAGCCCTGGCCGAGATCTGCTACAAGATCAGGCAGAAGCACCCGTTCTGGGTGTGCACTCGCCGCGAACCCTGCTTCTACTGCGAGGAGTTGAATGACTCGTGAGCACAGAACCCGATCCGTCCCTCTTCGTCTGGGACGACTTCGAGCGAGATGCCGAGGAGGCGTCCGGTACGAGGAGACCCGGCTGCACCGCTGGACGTCTCATCGCTTCGCTGCCGGGAGAGGGACAGGACGTCGTCAACGAGGCGCTGGAGCGCGAGGAGTTGACCACTCCGGCGATCCTCCAGGCGATCAAGAAGAGGGTGGATACGGACGTGTCCACCTATACCCTGCGGCGTCACCGCCGGGGGGACTGCACCTGTAAGGGATGACATGCCCGACGACAACTTCATAGAGGACGTCCAGAACGAGCAGGATCTTGCCGAACTGAAGCGCAAGTACAACCGGCTGGCCCGGCAGCTCTACGACGTCAAGCATCGACGCGCCGACTACATCGACGCCGTCGAGACGGCAGCACGGGAAGCGATCCAGGACATCGAGATTGCCCCGGTGCCGAACCGTATGCCCGGCTTCCACGGCACTGGCACCCCCGAGGTCGCCGTCGCCCTGCTGTCGGACACGCAGATCGGGAAGGTAACTCCCGACTACAACAGCGACGTTGCCCGTGAGCGGGTGATGAAGTATGCCGAGAAGATCGTCCGACTCACGGAGATCCAACGACATGACCACCCAGTCGACCACTGTGTTGTGCCGATGCTCGGCGACATGGTTGAGGGCTGCGACATTTTTCCGGGTCAGCAATGGCTCCTGGACAGCACACTCTATCGACAGGTGTTCGACACAACCCCGAGCATCATCGTCGACTTCCTCCGGTACCTCCTCGCCAACTTCGAGACAGTGACGGTCGAGGCGGTGCAGGGCAACCACGGTCGCATCGGCCGGAAGGGAACCTTCGGCCCGGAGGACAACGCGGACCGCATGGTCTACAAGCTGGTGCAGCTCCTCATGCGTGACGAGCCCCGGCTGATCTACAACATGGCCGACCCTGTCGGTGAGCGCGCCTGGTACAAGGTGATGGAGATCGGCAACTACCGCGCGATGCTCATCCACGGCGATCAGATCCGTGGGCAAATGGGCTTCCCCTGGTACGGAGTTGGCAAGAAGGTCCACTCCTGGGCGTCGGGTGCGATACCCGAGCAGTTCGACGACCTCATGATGGGGCACTACCACCAACTCGCCCTGGTTCCCATGAACAAGCGGTCCGTATGGGCCAACGGCTCCACGGAGTCCACCAACACGTTCGCCGCCGAGACGCTGGCGGCACAGTCCGATCCGTCGCAGTGGCTGCTCTTCGTCAATCCCGACGCGGGCAAGGTCACTGCCTCCTACGCAGTAAGGCTGCTTGATGACTGACTTCAGCAAGGAAATATCCGACCTGGCCGCGAAGCTCGAAGAGGACATGACTCGGGTCAACGAACGCTACAGCCGCGTCCAGGTTGCGCTGCACGGCGGGCCGACCCCGGAGTCGCTGCTCAGCGAGGAGCCCGGTTCCAACGTCGCCCTGGCGTTCGGCACCGACGAGTGGAGCACGGAGATCCGGGGCGACGGTACGAACACCGTCGTGCTGATCAAGGACGAGTACGGCACGACCGTGGCGCAGGGTTGGTCGCGCCGCCGGAAGGGCGACACCCGGAACCAGGAGCTGGGCACCGCCATCGCCGCCGCCCGCGCCTTCAGGGAGGCCGCCGACGTGTACGCCGAGCTGGCTGCGGGGATGCTGAAGTGAACAAGCTGCTCAACATGGTCGTCAGCATCGTCGTCCGCGAGGTCGTGAAGAGCCTGCTCCGCGACCGAGGGCGGCCCCGTGGATAGCCACTGCCAGTTCCCCGACGAACCCTGCTCCACCTGCGAGCGGGACACGGAGGAACCCATCTACTGCGACCACGGTGACTGTCCGGACAACTGCTGGATCTGCGCCGACATACGGATCCGTGAGGAGAACACGTGAGTTTCAAGAAGATGTTCGGCGGGGCCGCTGGCGGCGTACTGGGATGCCTCGGTGCCCTGCTCGGTGTGGGCCTGCTCATCACCGTGCTGGCCGTCGCCTGCACCTCAACAAGCCCCGACGCCCCCGAGATCGACCTGCCACGGCAGACGTCGGCGGCACCCGCCCCCGACACGGACGCCGACGCCGACCCTGTCGCTGACACCTACCCCAACGGGGACTACGTGGTCGGCAAGGACATCCCGCCGGGTGAGTACCAGACCTCCGGCGCGCAGTCCGGCCTGTTCGAGTACTGCGACGTGCAGACGGACGGCAACGGCCCCGGCGGCGACGGGTTCGGGCAGTGGAAGAACGCCGGAGCGCCGGGGGAGCGGATCATCATCACGCTCACCGAGGCGGACGGCACCCTGTCCATCAACGGCTGCGAGCCCCTGGAGGCTCGGTGAAGAAGCTGCTGGAGCTGGCCGCGTGGTTCGCCCTCGGCTATCTCGTCACCGACAAGGGGATCCCGTACATCCAGGCGAAGATCGAGGCGATGGACCTCGACTCCGTGTGGGAGCTGTGGGACAGCGAGGAGTGGATGTGACCAGGATGAAGGGGGTGTCAAGCTGGGCACCCCCGCACCACGAAGAGCACGACGAGGAAGGCGACTGCCGGGGACCCCACATGGACAGGAACGTCTGGTGCACTCCGGTGACGGAAGATCAGCCGGCATACGACCCGCCGCCCTCGCACTACCAGGGCAACGGCATCATGCCGTGGGACGTCATCCAAGCCTGGGGCCTGGACTACTGGCTGGGCAACGTGGTCAAGTACGTCTGCCGCGCCGGGAAGAAGGACATCGCGCCCAGGCTGGACGATCTGGTGAAGGCCCGCAACTTCATCAACAAGGCCATCGAGTTGGAGGAACAGCGTGAGCGTGACTCCTGACGTGACTCTCGTCTTCACCGACGGGGGCACCGTGGCCCACTACATCGACAGCCTGGCCAGCCCCAACGACGTGGAGACGGAGGCGCTGTGTGGTCGTACGCCCTGGCCCGCGTTGTGGCACGGGACGGGTACGCAGGACGAGGAGGAGAGGGCGTTGTCGCTCACCCTCTGCGCGTCGTGTCGAGCGGTCCAGGTGCACCGGCAGAACGGATACATGACCCGGTGAGCGTCGAGTTCAACGACCCTGAGGCGTGGGGGTACTGCAAGTACTGCGCCTTCGTGGTGGCCCGCGACCTGGAGACCGGCAACCTGCTGGTCCACGCCCGGCGTACCGGGTCGTGGGACACCGAGCGCTGCTACGGCAGCCTTATGGAGCCCTCCCCCCAGCCGGGGCCGGAGGCGAAGAAGATCTCACTAGAAGAGGATCTTGCTCAGGCTCTGGAATATAAGCCTGACGCGGAGGTGACTGATCATGTCGTCAGGGGGTCCGACTGACCGCCAGTGGCGCACCATCTGGGCGGGCTGGGTTGCGTACTTCGCCATCGCTGAGTACGCTGCTCTAAAGTCAGAAAACAAGAAAGCGCCACTGTCCTACTTCATCCGGCACACCCTCGGAATACCGGGGGGTGCACCCTTCCACAGACGAGCAGGTCAGGTGGCGTTTGGAGCCGGGATCGTCTGGCTTGTCACACACCTGTACGAGAGGTCTGGGGATGGCTGAAGAGGACAAGGAACGCAGGCGACAGCTTGCCAACCGTGCGCACAAGCTGCGCAACATGGGAAAGCCTCGCCGGGTCCTGCCGCACGAGTACCGGCAGGCCGTAGTGATCTTGAAGCGGGCGCATGACGAGCGCGGCATGACCTACCGGCAGATCGGCTACCAGCTTGAGCTGTGCGACTCCACCCTGGGGAAGCACCTCTCCGGCCAGGGCAGGACGATGTACCGGGAGACGTACGAGAGGGTCCTCCGGCTCCAGCCCGAGATGATCGAGCGGCAGAAGGACCGGCACAGCGGCGGCCACGTCTCCCTGGTCGGCTCTCAGCGCCGCCTCAGGGCTCTCATGGCGATGGGGTGGGGCATGAAGACCGTCGCCCCCATCATCGGCATGGACGTCCGCAACCTGGCCAAGATCCTGCTCGGCAAGGTCCGCTACGTCTACGCCGCGACGGCGCAGGACATCGCGGTCGCCTACGACAAGCTGATCACGATGGACCCCTTCGAGCACTCGCCGCAGATCTCCGCCGTGAAGAACGTGAAGCGTCAGGCTGCGGAGCGGATGTATCCGGGG